TAAAGTGACTGCAAACATATTTAATATTAAAGATCCTAATTTTTTTAGAAGACAACCTGCAACAGTAGCGCCTGGTGCATCTACTACTCGCGTTAAAGATTATCAATTAACTGTTAAAACTACTGCAGCGCGTAAAGCCGAGTTAGCCATTCTTACATCATCAAACAAGGCACGTAGCGAAATAGACAAGTTGAAGGACAAATTTGATTTAGAGCGTATTGGTCTAACAGCTGCCCTTAACGCTGCTACCGATGAAGAGACTAAATTACGTATTAGGGCTCAGTTAGCTATCCTAGATAACAATGAGGCTTTGGCTAAAAAGATACTAGCCGAGATGAACGGCGTTAAAGCTGTTGATGAATTATCAAGTTCTATGAATACTGCTGCCGCAATGATTTTAACTGCAGGTCAAAAAGTGTTATTAGGTTTAGGCGTTGATCCATCTCAAATGGCAGGTAGTAGCATCACTGGCACAGGTGGATTTCCTAACATTAGCAATCTAGCAAACACTTCATTAAATAATCCTAGCTTTGGCACAAGCGCAGAGGCTATGGGATTAGGTCTAGCATTAGGTTTCACACCAGGTGGCGGATCAAGAGCACAACAAGAAATTGTTATTACTGTTGATACTGCATCTGGTGGCGACAGATTAAGCCAGGCTATTGCTGAATCGATACAAATTGCCACAAAGAATGGATTTAGCACAGTACCTGCCGGGCAGGGCTTCTAATGCCAGTACCTGTATTAAATGCAATTATTAACTTCTCAACTGGGCCTAGTTTTGCTCAAACCCTTATATTAGATTCTGGTAATTTAGATGTTAACGTACTAGGAGATGCTACAGCTGTAATTGTAGATGTATCTGATCTAGTTAATCTCGTGCAAACTAACAGAGGCCGTACTGCCCTGTCCGATCAATTTCAAACTGGCACGCTAACCTTACGCATAGTAGATCAGAATGGCGACTTTAACCCACAGAATCCAGGTAGCCCTTACTATGAGCTATTAACTCCTATGAAGAAGGTGCAGATAACTGCAACCTACTCATCAGTAACATACCCAATTTTTTCAGGCTTTATTACATCCTATGTAAACACTCAGCCTAAAGATGCCACAGAGGTTGCTTACACAACCATACAAGCTGTAGATGCTTACAGGCTGGCACAGAATGCACAGATCTCAACAGTTACTGGTGCTACTGCTGGTGATCTATCAGGCACAAGAATTAACCAGATATTAGATCAAATCTCATGGCCATCATCAATGCGTGATATAGATGCCGGATTAACTTCTTTACAGGCAGATCCAGGCACTACTAGGACTTCTTTAGCTGCATTACAAACTGTGGCAGATAGTGAGTATGGTGCTGTTTACGTTGACGCCAGTGGCAGTTTTGTTTTCCAAGATAGATCTGTAACTGTCTCATCTATAGGTGGCACACCAACGCTCTTTGCAGATGATGGCACAGGCATTAAATATGCTAATGCCGTATGGAAGTTAGACGATACCTTAGTTTTCAATTCAGCCACTATTACTAGGACAGGCGGCACAGCACAGGTTGCTACTAATGCAGCTTCTATTACAAAGTATTTTATTCATTCTTACTTTTTAGATAACCTGTTAATGCAAACCGATGCTGTGGCCTTGGACTATGCCCAGGCTTATGTGGCTTCTAGAGCTGAGACCAGCATTCGATGCGATGCGGTTACGTTAGACCTGTACACCCCAGACTATAACACCGGCATAATTGCAGCCCTAAACCTAGATTTCTTTGATCCAATTACAGTTATTACTACTCAGCCAGGTGGATCTACCCTGGACAAAACCCTACAGATTTTCGGCGTGGGCATGAACATCACCCCGAATAGTTGGAAAACAGTGTTTACAACGCTTGAACCGATCATAGATGGGTTTATACTAGACAACATAGATTATGGTGTTTTAGATGAAGATGTATTCAGTTACTAAGGAGAACTAATGGCAAAGCAATCGTTCGTTACGGGGCAGGTATTGACAGCTGCTCAAATGACTTCATTACAACAGACGGCCATGTTAGGTGGGGCTGCATCAGCTAAGACTGCAAGTTATACATTAGTTGCTGCCGATGCTGGTACTGCTATTTCAATGAGCAACGCGAGTGCTACAACAATTACAGTTAATACTGCATTGTTTGCTGCTGGCGATACAGTACAAATAACTAATTTAGGTGCAGGAGTTTGCACAATTACTGCTGGCACAGCCACAGTTAATACATCTGCATCATTAGCCCTAGCACAATATGAGAGTGGCACTTTAGTTTTTACTAGCACATCTGCTGCTATTTTTATTAAAGGTGCTGGGGCTGCTGCTGCTGGTGGTGCAAACTGGTCTTTACTTAATTCAGGTGGAACAGCATTAAGTGGTACACAAATATCAATTACTGGTATTTCAGGTAAAGATAAAATATTAATGATAGTAACAGGGGCTTCTACAAGTAGCGCAGGTGATGGTTTTAATATTAGAATCAATACAGATACTGGTTCTAATTATATTTATTCAGGAAATTACGCATCTGTTGGCTCGGCTTTTTCGACAAACATTTTTGATAGTTATTTTAGCACTGGCACTACTTCTAGTTATTTTGGTGCTATGACCAATAATGCTGCAAGCATTGTTAGCGGGTCTGTTTTAATTACTGGCGGTAATGCAACAGGTTTTAAAAGCATTCTTACAATGTCTGGTGCTAGCGCTGCTGGTGGTAATAGTGGTGCAAATATCTTTACGCAAGGAATTTACACAGGAACTTCCACTATTTCAAGCGTTCAATTTAGAAGTGATGGTGCTAGTTTTGATGCAGGAACACTATTTGTCTATGCAAGCGCATAAGGAGCAATAATGAAAATAATAGAAAAAGAATATAATGTGCAAACAGGCGAGGAAACAATTACAGAGCGTGATGAAACTGCTGCTGAAACAAAGGCGCGTTTAGATAACGCAAAGAAAATTGCAGCAGAAGAAGCGGCAGCACAAGCAAAAGCGACAGCACGCCAAGCCATTGCAGATCGACTTGGCTTAACAGCTGATGAGCTAAAAGTATTGCTTGGCTAATGAAACCTTGGTTATGTGCAGCAGGTGTAGAGCTTAGGGATGCCGTTACTACCTGGTATCCAGATAGGCGCACTACCAGTGACGGGTGGCTTGGTGATGCTCGTCATGCTGCCAGAAAATCGGATCATAATCCAGACCAGACCGGATGCGTGCGAGCCATTGATATTGATTCTCGCTTGGATTCATCCGAAGGGCTCTCGGTATATCTGGCTGACCAGATCAGAATCTGTGCGAAAACCGATAAGCGCATATCTTACGTAATCCATAACGGCATGATCGCTAGCAGGATTCTTAATTTCAAGTGGCGTAAGTATTCAGGCTATAACAAACACGCTAAACACATCCACGTTAGCTTTAATCCATCCGGTGATAAAGATGGTAAAAAGTTTGACATACCACTTCTAGGGGGACAAATTGGCTAGTACATATAACATACTAATAGATCAGGGCTCAACGTATACTTTGGCTTTGAGCTACAAAGACAGTGCTGGCACAGCTATAAACCTAACTGGTTATACAGCTGCTATGCAATTAAGAAAGACAGTCAGTTCAGCAACCGCTAGCTTGTCTCTGTCTTCTCCTTCTTCTGGCATTGTGATTACAGGTGCTACAGGATTGATAAACATAACTATAACTGCTACACAGACAACAGCCTTATTGCCAGATCTATATGTCTATGACCTAGAGATTACATCAGGTGCTGGAGTAGTTACACGTTTGATTGAAGGCTCTGCAATAGTCTCTGCTGAGGTTACTAGATGAGTGATAACACCTTAACAGTTACTGAGGTAGTCAATTCTGTAACAGTTACGCCTGTCACCAACACAGTTACTGTGTCAGAAGTAGGCACACAAGGGCCTGCAGGCACTAATGGTACAAACGGCACTAATGGAACTAACGGCACTAATGGTGCTACTGGAGCAACAGGGGCTACTGGTGCAACCGGAGCAACTGGCGCACAAGGCTCATCAGGTGTTGTAACAGTCAATGCACCAATTACAAATGCTGGCACTTCATCAGCTGCAAACCTTTCAGTATCTACCGGTACAACTTCTGCTGTTGGAGTATTGCAATTAACTGATTCAGTATCAAGCACTAGCACAACAACTGCTGCTACTCCTAACTCAGTTAAGACTGCTTATGATTTGACAACAACAAAACAATTCCAAACGCTTAAAACAACTGGACTTTATTACACTTCTGGACAAGGTAATAGATTAAGCGATACAACTGTTGTTCATCAAACAACTTATTATTTGCCAATTATTATCCAAAATGCAATTACAGCAGACCGAATTTCTTTAAGAGGTGGAACTGGTTTATCTGCTGGAACTGTTCGTTTGGGAATCTATAATGATTCTAACGGAGTTCCTTCTACTGTTTTACTAGACGCAGGAACATTTGCTGGCGCTTCTGCTGGCACAATTTGCTCTATCACAATAAGTCAATCTTTGTCGGTTGGAATATATTGGCTTGCATTTTGCCAACAAGGAACTGCTCCAACACTATCCGTTTATTCAGGTTCAGGTGCTTCATCAACAGCAACTGGTAATGCCGTTATTAGTGGTTGGAGTGCGCCAAATGCTGCTGGAGTTATGGCTTATGCGCAAACTTCTGTGACAGGTGCGTTTGCTACCGCAAGTAGTATTACTGCATCTACAATTTCACCTTCAATTTGGATTAGGACTGCATGATGACAAAATCAATAACTTTTGGTTTAGGCGGCTATGACCCAACCAAGCCAAACAACAACATTGTCGAGGAAATCGACATTTCAGATGAGGAGCAATAATGAACATGAAAAATCCATATGTGCTGACTATTGGTGCATTCTTATCAGCATGGGCAGCATCTAATTTTGCAGCTGACTATCGTGCAATTCTTTGGGCAGTATTAGCCGGAGTGTTTGGCTATGCAACTCCGAAGAAATGACACCGGGCGAATGGGCTGGCTTTGGGGCTGGCGTTATCGCTGTGCTGTCAGGCGTGCTAGTCGGATTACGTTTTTTAGTTAAAGGCTGGCTTAACGAGTTACGCCCTAATGGTGGCTCTAGTATGAAGGATCAATTAACACGATTAGAAAAGCGTGTCGATGATCTCTTTATCTTAATTAGTAAGTCATAATTTTAATATGGCTACTAAGCGCAAACCAAAAAAGAAGGTTGCACGTAGGCGCAGGACCACTAAAGAGCCTGTACTTACAAAGTTAGACTTTTGGGCAATAGCAGCTAATGAGGTTTATATGGCTTGCCGTAAGTCAGGAATGGATGAAGGCACAGCTCTAGCCTTTGCTATGGATAGGTCAAGTTATCCAGACTGGATCGTAGATACTAAAGATCCTATTAAGAATCCACTTGACGATTTTGAAGAGGATGAAGATTAAGCGTTACCTTGTTATATCGGATCTACAGATCCCATTCCATCACGAGGCAGCTGTAAAGAATGTAATTAAGTTAGCACGTAGGGAGAAGTTTGATTCTGTACTGGTGGTCGGGGATGAAATTGATTTTAATACAATTAGTAAGTGGGCCGAGGGAACACCTATGGCTTATAAGCAGACCATTCACCAAGATCGTGAGCTTACTAAAAAGATTCTGTGGGATCTAAGTGAGTATTCTAAAGAGTGCCACATCATCCGAAGCAACCATACAGACAGGCTTTACAACACCTTATTAAAAGTACCTGGCTTAATCAGCTTGCCAGAGTTGCAGTACCCAAAGTTTATGGGCTTTGCCGAAATGGGCATGACCTACCACAAAGAAGCCTATGAGTTTGAACCGGGCTGGATGCTAGCCCATGGCGATGAAGGCAACATGTCTCAACACGCTGGTATTACTGCCCTTAACCTGGCTAAGAAGTGGGGTAAGTCAGTATTATGTGGCCACACCCACAGACTAGGCATGAGTGCCTATGCAGAGGGCGTAGGAAGCCATTACAGAGCCTTATATGGGGTAGAGGTAGGTAATCTAATGGATAGAAAGAAAGCGTCTTATTTA